ATATTCACTTCATCCGAGATAAGGAATCATTGTGATAGCAAGTTGAACAGTTTCAAAACCACCGACGAGCCCGAGAGTAAGAAACGAAACGAGTACGTTTAGTTTGACCAGGGATTCGAGCGAGGATTCTTTTTCTTCACGTGCTTCCTCACGATCCATGAGCCACTGAGCAAAGCGTGCTTGGCGGCTAGGTTTCAATTCAGTTTCAGTTTTAGTTTCAGTTTCCATTTTAATTCCTCAATTAGATTACGCGTACACCGATGTTAATCGGATTGATTGTGTACTCGAATAGTTCAGGCGCAGGAGGTCCCTCTGCAGGTGCAATACCATACTCTGCTTTTTGCTCATAGGTGCGTTCACCAAAGAGCTTGCCAACGTAAGCTCCAGCCTCGACGCCAAATCGAAACGCCCTAAATGTAGGGTGTCCCTCAATACCGCGGTAAAGGCCAACGACGCTCATGTTCAATCAACGTCCGGTTCTTGCTGCAATTGATACGAACGTAGAAGTCGCATCATGTATTCGTGGTCGGGTTCTTCTTTTGCCACTGCTTTTAGGACGTGACGTGCTGCCGACACAGTGATTGCTGTTTCTGTAGGGCTCGCGCCACACACAACAACTCTGTAGCTGTAAACGCGGTCACTTGCAGTAGGCATCATTGAACCGATCTGTTCAGAATTGGTTAACGTGTAACTTCCCCAGGTTCCCGTATCGATGTGAACAACCCATTGGTCAATGCGTCCATATACTGTTTCTTGAAATGACACCGGCGCAGGCGGGAAGTTCCCATACACTGCTGCTTCTAATGCTTCCAATGAAGTTAGTGGGCTTGTCGTCATCAAATCAGCAATGAGTAAACCATCACCTGCAACTGCCGCAGCAGTGCCTTGAGGGGAAATTACAGCTTGAGTACCTGCTGCTTCAAAGAACAACGTCTTTTCTTCCATCGACATTCCTGCCAAATCAAAGTAAGTTGAACTGACAAAACTGTTACTACCGACAAGCTCCCAGTTCCCTGTGGAAAAATCTGGAGCAAATACCCAGTTACCAGGAGAAGTTTGGTTAAAGATGCCAAGGCCGTGTTCCTTCGCTAACGTCTTCACTTCTTACCACCTTTCTTAGATCCTTTCCAAGACTTGGCAGCACGCTTGAACAACGTCGCATGTGGAGTCTTGGGGTGTTTCTTCTTTAGACGTGCAAGCTCTTTCTTCATGTGCTTGTTGTAAGCTGATGGTGCGCGCTTGACAGTCTTAACAACCTTCTTGACTGTGGCTTTGCCTGCTTTCTTTGCTGTTACACGTGCTTCCTGCTTTGCACTTTCAATGAACAGCGCCTTGAGTTCATCAAGGGTTCCTTCGACTTTAACCAGGAGAACCACCTCAGTTATCGGCGGCTGTTGACTGGATTGCAATCGCCATGAAGTCCTTGGCACTCAAGGTGACAATGGAAGCATTCACTCGAATGGTAACGTTGACGGCTTTGGCTGAGGCGAGCACTGAGGTCAGACCAGTGATGTAGAGTTGATCGTTCACCACGTATCGTCCATCATCTGCTCCCTTGCCAAAGTTGTCTGGGTAAAGGTCAGTTGTGTTGGTGAAGAATGCATCGCTGTCGAGGTTGAGTTGACCAGATGCAACAAGTGCTCGATCATTGGCAAAAACAAGACCGCCACGGTTGAGGTCAGTGACTTGACAGTGCACAACACCGGAGGCGCCCATCATTGCAGGTAGTGAATCTTTGGCAACTAATCCTTGAAAGATAAAGTCAACTGAGTGCACTTGCAATGCTTGGCGATCACCAACATCGACGTAGCTGCCGAGGTCAATGGTTGCAAACGTGTCGGTGTCTGCAGCACTAATTGTAAGTCGTTCGGTTAGGGTAAACATGCTGGTTTTCTTTGTAGCCATTTTAATCATCTCTTATTGGGGTGTTGCGGGGTTGTCCTTGTCGATAAAAATTCAAGCCGGCTCCCCGCAACAAGTCAAACAAAGCGGCACCGGTACTTGAACCCCACCGGATTCCCATCTTCGCGACGAAGTCGCACAGAGGCACGCCATAAGATAGGCCCCCACACCACACCGCCCCTATGGTAAGCCATAGGCTATAGGGATTCCGCTTATGCGTATGTACTTATACTAGGGGCTCTTAGGACTAAACATGGCGAATAACAAACCATGCAACAACCCACTATGCGAAATGACTAGTCATCAAGGCTTCTACCATTGCCTTGATTGTCTAATCACAATTGACCAAGACTATGCGGAGGCTGAATAATGCCAAACCGTACCATCAGCCTCGATGAAGTAAGCGATGCGATCCGAAAGCAATTGGTCAAAGACGGTGAGAACTTCTCTCATTGGGTTCGAATGCAGCTGCGGAAACATCAACCCAGTGAAGGCGCTCGAGATCAAGTAAAACCTGCACCACCTCGCAACTACATGTGCAAGAATTGTTTTGGTAACCATTGGACTGCCGACTGTCCATCGTTGGAGGCTTCTGAATGAGTTTTTTTCCTTGCGATTGTGTGCGACTTACACCATGGGACCATACCAAGTGGTGCAACGTAACCGCGCATGAATTTATGGATGATTGCGATCATGACGGTTGCGATGGTCACGACCACGGCGATCCTGTTCATTGCACAGACTATTGCGTAGATGACGGTGACCAACTCAAGTGTACAATGTGTGGCCACATGTGGGTAAAGAGTGATGACTAATGCTTGTCAAGTGTGCAATTTGTGGTCACGTTGCTAACGTCAATCCGCGTATAGCATCGATTCAAGGACATCGTCCACATCGTAAGATGGAAAACCCACCCGATCTATGGGTGTGTGATATTCACTTCATCCGAGATAAGGAATCATTGTGATAGCAAGTTGAACAGTTTCAAAACCACCGACGAGCCCGAGAGTAAGAAACGAAACGAGTACGTTTA